TAGTCATGGCCAGAAACAATACCGCCCAACCTAACCTTTCGACTCCAACCGATAATATCCATAATCGCATAATCAAACTTATGATTAGCGTCAATATAGACAAAATCAAGGCTATTATCATAAACTTGATCCAAAGCATCAATACTTAAATTATAAAGGAAAGTCACATCAAACTTATGAAGCCTTCCCCAAGCTAAATCCCTACATTTATCCTGCTGTACTTGGTTTCCATCCTGAGAGTTTTCATCATAAGCAATATATGGATCGACACAATAAAGTTTTAATCCGGGAATATTTTGACAAAGCACTTCTGAATACCTTCCATCAGCAACTCCTACTTCAGCCCCTACTTTTAATCCTAACTTAGCAAAATATTGAGCCAGTTCTATTCTGTTTTTCATTTTTGTAACCATAGCCATAGGCCATAACTTTTAACTTTTTCTTTTTTCATTAGTTTAAACCCCTGATCAATAGCTATATTTTCATCACAATCAACACCACCCCACCAAGTACCAATATCAACTTTATCAGCTCTTACTAAAATTTTAAATACTCCCCCTTTTCTCAAAACTCGATAAACTTCCTTAAAATTAGCTTCTATCATCTCCTTAGTTTTGAAATGTTGGAATACCAAGTAAGAAAAAGCAAAGTCTATAGAATTTGAAAGTAGAGGAATTGTTTCTCCATCAGTTTCAATAAATTCTGCTCCCCTTAATCGTTCTTTAGCCTGTTGTATCATTTTACCTGAAATATCAATCCCTATTACTTTATTGAAATCATATCTCATAAATTGAGTCATTCTTCCAATTCCACAACCAACTTCTAAAATAATACCGTTCTTTTCTATAAGTTCATCATTCAAAATTAAATTTTTATAATCTTCTCTCCCACTTTCTATAAAATCCTCCTTGGTTATTCCTTTTCCTTTATAAGAAGCCACATAATACTTTGAATTATCTTTAGCTAATTTATTCCAAAGTTCTTTTTGTTTATTCATATTTTTCAATAAAATCATCAATATAAATAAAATCTTTTATCCTTTCTTTTATTGTGTTAAACGGCCAATCCCACCATTTAATTTTCAAAAGAGATCTTATTTGATCATAAGAAAATCTATATCTGATTATCCTGGCCGGATTACTAACTACTATTGAATAAGGTTCTACATTCTTAGCAACTACCGAACCAGCTCCTATTATCGCTCCGTCTGTTATTACTAATTCGCCAACTAAAGTGACATTCTCTCCAATCCATACATCATTACCTATATAAACTTTCCCTCCAATCCTACACTTAGGATAATCCCATCCTTTTTTTTCAGCAAAAGGATAATTTGAAACAGTATCATCTGTTAAAGACGGGTGAGAGGCTGTAATAACTTTTAGACCGTTAGCAATACTGGTATATTTACCAATAGTTATTTTGGCATGATACGGATTTTCTACCGTTCCGATATAACTTTCAGGCGGTATTTGGATCATAATAAAGTTTCAAAATATCCTCAGCTCTATTCCATACTGGAATATCATAGGCTTTTGGATTACCTAATTTTTTACGGTTACTGTGATTAAGATAACCAAACGCTGACTCATGAGTAAAGACAATCGAAGGAACTGATGAAAAGAAGTGTTTGACTTCCCGCACCTTAACTCCTAAATACTTTTCATAACGGCCGGGATCTCCCCAATACTTAATTATATCTGCCTCACTTTTAGTTTTCTTCAATTCCTCAACCCTCGCAAACCTTTCCTCCAACGCCTCAACTAAATAGTCTCTTGGAGCGATAAGTTGGTTAACTACTAATCTATCCCGATATGTATATTGCGGAGGTTTAGTCCAAGTGAATATCGACCATTTATTCATATCGTAAAGAAAATAATCACCTCTTGGTAACTCTTGATGAAAATGCTCATAAGAATAGAAAATATCATCCTCGGCACACGCTATATACTTAGTTTTAGAGGCTTTTGCTCCTATAAGGATTTGTTTATAAAGGTTAAGATGAGACCTACCTATATCTCCAAGACAAATATTAGTTCCCAAGTCAATCGGTTTATGTGATACTGACACGATAGGGAAGTCTGCCACTGCTTTTAGCAGTTGTTTCTTGGTATTGCTAAGAAAATATGGGTTGTCTTTTTCAAGTTGATTACTCGTATAATATACGATTGTAATGTCGTTCTTAGTTACTTTCATATAGTTTATAAATTTCTGACACCTTTCCCCAATAGGGAATATCAAAAGCCCTCATCGGATTAATCTTCTTCCTCTTACCTAAAAAGTCAAAACCTAATGCTTCCTCATGGATAAATGAAATAGTCGGAGTTGTTACAAACCAACGAGTCTTATAAACTCCCAATCCATACTCGGCATCATGTTTTCCCGGCTCACTCCATAATTTACTTTGTCCTTTATCTATTTTAAGTCTTTTCTCAATTAACTCTATTAGTAATTTTCTCGGAGCTATCAGGTTTGAATTACAAAGTCTTTGAGTAATTACATAAACAGGCGGTTTAATCCAAGTAGGGATAGACCACCGGCTGAAATTGTAGGCAAAAGTATCAAGTGGCGGTAAATAGTGTTCATCAAAGTGGATTGCCGGGTATAGAGTATCATCTTCCGCCATTCCTACATAATCGGTCTTTGCCGCCTTACAACCGACAAGCATCTGCTTGTAAACATTGGCAACTGACCTTCCTATGTCTCCTACGCAGATATTTTGCCCAAATTTGAGGGGTTTTTGTGAAACGCTGATAAGAGGAGTATTACCTATCGTTTTAAGTAAGTGTTGACGAATATTCTCGGCAAATGTTTCGTCTTTATAATTTGGCGTGTAGTAAACAATACTTAGTCGCTTTATCATAAATTTAAGTATAACTTAGAAATATTCTCAATATGATATTCTTCGGCTTTTTTAAATATGTTTTTAGACCATGAGTTATAAATCTCTTCATTATCCTTAAACCATTGAATTCCAAAAAGTAATTTATCAATAGTAGTAGCCGGTATAAAATAATCACCTAACTCTTCAACAAAGTCCGTTTCAGGATAAGCAACTGTTGGTATTCCGTAGGACATAGCATTAACTAATTTAAGAGGATTACGGAGAACTCCATCACTATTGGGTCTCCATACAACTTGAATATCTATTCGTTTATAAAAATCTACTACTTCTTCACGATATTTGAATTTCTTTTTTATAAATGTTAGTAATTTCAATCCTATTAAATTCAAACTCGCCTCAAACTCACCTAATGGAAACTGAAATACTGCTTCATTTCCTATAATTCCAACTGTATCTATTTTCTTTCTTGACCTAACCTCTCTTTCAAAATTACAATGGTGTTGAGGTATCAAGATAATTTTATTAGGTAGTTCTTTACTTAGATGATTATAGATTGATTTGGATGAGGCGATAATACCTACCTCAGGATGAGTCTTTACCCACCGCAACCCCATAGAGTCCTCCAATACATCTATATAAGTTTTCTTTGGGTAGTTTGGAGGCGGAACACATTTAACATAAATACATACATCATTTTCATACCCTTGCTTCGGACTTAACTTTGCTTTTAGATAAGTAGCAATCTGCCTTCCTCTTATTTCTCCCGATCCACCACCGTTATTAAAGAATGAAATCATTTGTGTAATTTAGAAACTATAACATTATGACTTAATGCCAGTTCCTTATGTTCCCATTCCCCGAACTCCGATAACCAAAACTGTTCCTCTCTACTATAAAAAGAACAATCTAATCCTAAACCATTTTCGGCTAGTTCAATATTCCACTGGTGCATTCCGGTATACCCCATCATCTTGGCCACCTTCTCAAAATGCCACAAATACACATAGCCACCCTTTTTACACACTCTAACCATCTCGGAAACCGACTTGTAAGCGTCAAAAGAATGATCTATGGCATTACGGCAATGAACTATATCAAAAGTCTTATCTTTATAGGTAAGAGCCGTCATGTCTTGATATTCGGGAATTACTGGCGGGTAAAGTTTATGGAATTCATATAGCTTTTTGTACTCCTCAGCTAAAAGGTCAGAAGGTACATAATTGATCTTAACCCCCTCGCAGGTATATCCTATCATTGATACAGGGCCACTTCCTATATCGGCAATATTAACCTCTTTCTTATCACCAATCATCTCAACTATTTCTTTATTTAGTGGTCTAAGTCTTGCATGACGTTTCCCTCTATCCCCAGCTAACCATTTCTTCCAAAACATAACCTCTTCATCAATTATAGATTTATCCGCATAGCTTTTATCCCAAGTGGGAACAGGCCAAAATCTATTAATAAGCCACGATAAAGGGTGTCTTTGCTGTTCTAACCATGCCATGTTAGTTTTCCACTTCTCAACCTGCGCAATAGCCTTCTCATGGTCGGCTCTATCTAACGAATACCCTCTTGTCTCGGTCTTATGCCAATGGGAATAAAAAGTATTCTTATTAACCATTACCTTGCCTTGATAAGTCCATGTTTTAAGTCCTATCTCCTGAAATTCATTCCAGAACATACCATACTTCTCCTCATCCAGTAAACGTAGCATTTTATAGTAAGCTTTAGTCATAAACCAGCAACTACCTTGACTACTCATAAGCTCGTCTATTTTAGGTAAAGTATCGGTTATCTGATTCTTTTCTCTCCACTCAACACCATGAAGTTCGCTATCAAGATACATATAGTCTATCGGGTACTTGGGGTTGGGTATGATTTCCCACTTAACTGGATCAAGAGCATATCTACGAGGTACTACCACCCAGTAAGGCTGATGGTCGGCAACAAGTTGCGTATCAAACCCTTCAGCAAACATAACATGAGCATCACACTTTAAAATATATTCTCCCTTTGCAACCTCAACACCCATATTTATAGCATTCCGCATTCCCTTTGGTGTTGAATAGTGGATATATCGCACTCGTTTATCATTAACTATAAGTTCAGCTTTTTCCCAGTACCCATCAAGGATAATAATAATCTCGATATCTCCTTTTGCTTTTTTGAGTATATCTAATGTGGTTTTATGAAGATAGGGTTCGCTACGGGAGGGAATTATAATTGAAAGCATGTGTATATATTATACCCACTTGATATTAAATGTCAATCTTAAAATGGAAAGGACGGACTTGGTGAGTCAGACGCACTGACTGAGGCAGAAGGACTGAGCGAGGCGCTTGGAGAAAGCGAAGGCGATAATGATGGTGAAGGGCTTGGCGACGGACTTGCGCTCGGTGACAGGGAAGGACTTAAACTGGCTGACAAAGAAGGACTAAGTGAAGCTGACAAACTGGCCGAAGTTGACGGAGAAAGGGAAGGAGATAGTGACGGACTGACTGAGCCAGATGGAGAAGGTGAAATACTGTGTGATGGCGACTGACTGGCTGATGGACTTAAACTCGAAGATAATGATGCTGATAAACTTGCCGATAGTGATTCTGATAAACTCGGTGACAAACTTGAACTTAGTGATGGGCTTAAACTTACTGATAAACTTGAAGATAAACTCGGTGAAAGAGATGCGCTTAATGACGGTGATAAACTGGCTGACAAACTTGAACTTAGTGAAGGACTTAAACTTGGTGATGCACTCGCTGTTACTGATGGCGATAAGCTTGGAGAAAGTGATGCACTCGCTGTTACTGATGGCGATAGCGATTGTGACAAACTTGCTGATAAACTTGCCGATAGTGATGGTGATAAACTGGCTGACAAACTTGGCGATAGTGATGGTGACAAACTCTTTGATAAACTCGGTGAGGTCGAAGCTGATGGACTTAAAGATGAAGAAAGAGAAGCTGATAAGCTTGGTGACAATGATGGTGATAGAGAAGGCGATTGTGATAATGATGGGCTTAAACTCGCTGATAAACTGGCTGACAAACTTGGCGAAAGGCTTGGTGAGAGTGAAGCACTTGTTGTTGCTGATGGACTGAGTGACGGACTTGCAGATGGAGTACCACTTTCTGTACTCGACGGGCTAAGAGACGGACTTAAACTTTCCGACTGACTTGGTGTAGTTGACGGACTTAAAGATGACGAAAGGCTAGGTGATAAAGAAGGTGACAGACTCTCTGACAAACTAGGACTCAAAGATGACGAAAGTGAAGGACTCACCGAAGCTGACGAAGAAAGAGACGGTGAAAGACTTGGTGATAAAGATTCACTAAGTGATGGAGAGGCTGACGGAACTTGAAATCCTACAAGCGACCATACTGCTGAATCTTCAGTTCCAGTATTAAGATACAAATTATTTCCAGTTTTATCTAAGTCTCGGAAGAACGCACCTACCTTAAATCCAGCATATCCGGTAGGTAAAGAATTTCCTTCCGCTTCTAAGATCAAACCGCTTTCATCATCAAGATCAGTTTTTTCCCCATAACGCACAACTTCATTAGTTTGATAAGGTAATCTTGCTGTTAAAAAGTTGGTTTCCTGAGATGTTCTTTTACTACTATCAATAGCTAAAATCCTTAAAATTTCATCTCTATCTGATTTTGGAAGTTGTCCAATAAGTTCAAAAGTTGACATAGTTCGTTTTTGGTGGGGGACTAGTTTTTTAGTCTAATCCCCCTACCAACTTCTAACCTAAAGTTCTTAAGCAAACGTCGCAAACAATTCGGTAGCAAAGTGTCGTCTAGGATCGGTAACTTTCGCACCGTAGACAAACAAATCTTTATAAGCTGCTCCGAAATCCCCAATGAGATCCTCTTCAATTCTTGCCTCTAATACCTTTTCAGCATAGGTCATCCAATTTGGATGTCCAGCTATAATGTGGTATCCATCGGTATTATCACCTGATAATCTATTTGATCTAAATACTTTAAATCCTAATAGTTCGGTAATAAACCCTTTCTTAACAAGTTCTGAATAGACATCCGGCACATGAAGTGCTACTCCAGACGCTCTTACTAAGTTATACTCAAACTCAGGAGGAACAATCAGGAATCTGTCCGTATCAGGAACACTGTTATAACCATTACCTTCTGCTAAATCTAATTTCTTTTTCAACTGACCAACATATTGAAGCAAGTTAGAAACTGTGATATTTACAACTGTTGCCGCTTCAATAGTATAAGTTGAAGAACCTACAATCACTCCACCGGTATAAGCTGATGTAACATCATCCTTATCATCTTCAATCGTTATTTGAGTTGGAGATGTATAAGTTTTAACTCTATACCAAGTTGTATGACCATCGGCTTGAAACCCTTTACCAACCATAGCGGCTGTAAAGTTCGTACCTGAACCTGTTACAACTCCGGTTGTAGCCGCAATTGAAACTGTCCCATCCGCATGATCAGTCCCAACTCTATTTCCAGCTCCAATATCACCATAAAGACCAAAAAGATATGTATCTTTATTTTTGTTTCTCTCATTAGCCACTTGGGAAACGATTGTTGGATGAGGATTTTTAACATAAGAAAGCCAATTTGCTAAGGTCTTTTCCTTCCAGTAAAAGGCTTTATACTGATCAATTACTAACTGAGCATTATTCTCTGTTAGAGAATCTGCTGACATAGCCGAATCAGCGTAAGTTTTTTCACTTACCCTGTCGAAGTTTAAAATGTTGAGTTTCGATCCAACACCATTGATCTCACCTTCATAATCAGTATTGGTGATTATTCCGGATAGATCTTTGTCGTACATCTCAAGCATCAACTTCTGAGAAAAACCTTGTGCTAAGGTTGTTGCTCTAGCTGCCATATTGAATTTTATGAAATAATAATATGAAGTATTTTTCCGTCTCTAAGAAAGAGGTTAGGAGACCTTCTATATAAATGATAGAAGTGTTAGGTAAATCTTGTCAAGCGATTATTATTCTATTGTTGAGTCTATTTTCCCGCTAAGCAAAAGTTCCTTATATTTTTTATAATCGGTTTTCATCAGTTTGGCCGCCTCATCAAGCGAAATCTTATCGCCTTTTGTCTTTAACTTCTCATTCGGGCCACCGCTACCGACTTCCATCATCTTACCTTTGTTCTTTACTTTCTTTGTGCTTATATCGTGTAAAAACGCTGATACTAATATCTTAAAAGGAATAGCATGATTTGATATCTCGTTGGCAAATACCTTAAATTCTTCAATCTTACCTTCAAGTTCAGGATTATCGACTAAAGTCTTAGAATCCTCAACAAAAGTATCAACATCATCGCCCCATTTCTCAATCTTCTTAGCTTCCTCGGTTGCCTGTGTAACTACCGCAAATCTTTTATCATTTATAAAGTTCTTTCTGGCAAGTTTCTTTTCGGTATCGCTCATTACATCCCAGTCAGGATACTCTTCAATCATTTCTTCCTCAGTTGCTTCGTTTATTTCACTGGCTTTAGATAAGCCTTCATTAAGTTTTCTATTCTTAGCGTGTATCTTCTGAGCTTCTCGGGATGACTCGCTAAACTTTTCTTTGTAGTCGGGTTCTTTTTCCTCTTCTTTCTCCTCAACTTTTTCTTCAGGAATTTTCTTGACTGGATCTTCTTTTACTTCTTCAATCTCTTCTTCTTCTTTAGATTTTTCCATTTCCTCAACCTTTTTCTTTACTTCCTCGACTTTCTTTCCTTCTTCCTTCTCAATAATTTCTAACTCGTCCTCTGTTTTTCTCAAGCTTATTTCAAGATCTTCTTGAGTAGGTTTTTTATGTACCATATTATTTAACTGTCTCCTTCATCGGAAGATTTAGAATAATTTATAATTTATTTTTTTACATTTGATAACGATTGCTCTAAAGCTTTCTTAGCCTTCTCAGGCGATAATAAGAATGCCTCAAACAACATATAGTTCTTTAGTCTCGCCTTAAGAAAGAAGTCCTGCTTTGTATTAGTCTCTGTCTTAACTAATTCTTGTTCAACCGAATACTTCATATTAACAATAAAATCTTTTATCTTTTCTATTGTAAGTTGTTTTTGTTCAATAGCATCTAACATTGTATGAAAGGTAGTCCGTTCATCAGGAGTAAGCTCTTCATATTTTAAACCATACTTCTTAAGAAGTTCGTCAATCATAATAAAAGTATAAACCTAAACTTTTAATTTGTCAAATTTAAGCAATAATCTCTTCCTTTAAGTTATAGTTTTGGTAATCGTCCCACCGAACTTTGTTGAACAAGACTAAACGTTCCATCATCCCGTGCCTTCCAAGTAGGAGTTACGATAATTTGAAACCCATGTTTTTCGCAAAGCTCCGAATAAACCTTGATAAAATCATTGACTAATTCTTGTTCAGTCTTTGGCTTAATTTGTGGCTTATTCATATTAGATACCTCCATTTACTAATTTATAAACTATTGATATGATACTAAATAATTCATTTTAATTCACCTCCTTTATACAAGTGTATAAATTGGTAAATAGTAACTTTGGTCAGTCAATTGATTCCCATCATCTTGCACATAAATTTTAAGGTATCCTGCAATAGTAGCGGTAGTTACATCTGCCGCCTCTACAATAGATTGATTTAAAACGGCATTAGCGGATGTACCGATAAATCTAACAAACTCCTCTGAAATATCGGCTTGGTCAACGGTTAAAACAGGAACTGCTCCAGTAGTAGAAGATTGGTCTACGTGAAGTTTTGCTAGGGGTCCCGTCGTCCCGATGCCGACGTTGCCTGCTGAATTGATTCTTATCCTTTCGGTCAATACTCCCGCAACACCTGTAGGTGTAGTCCAAAAAGTTAAATATCCGGGGTTAATATCCGTAGTGATAGTATTTGAGGCGTAAGCCCTTATCGCCGCCGGGGTGAAATTTGTAGTAGTTGAGGTGTCGGCGGCATAAAACATTATCTGACCAATCAAGTCATCAGCCGTAACAGAAGTATCTACCCTCCTCAAGGTCATGCTCCCGCCCGTGGTGTTATTTATATCCAATAAATCAACCGGGGTGGCATTATTGCCTATCCCTATCATGTCCACCGAAGCGTCTAAGAAAAACAAATTAGCTTTAGTGTCGCCCTCCATTCGCACATCGGTTGCCGAGTCACCGCCTTCATTAAAAACAATGCTGCCAGCATTGGTAACGATAGCGTAGTTGTTGGCTGACGCTCCAGATATATTATTAAGATAAAGCCCGTATTTTGACGTTCCCCAAGCCCCAGTATCCGCCGCCATAGAAAATCCGTAAGTAGTTGTAATCGTTCCGCCCCCAGGATTGGTGGGAGCGTTGATCGTATAACCCTTCCAAGTAGTAACAATCCCTGTTGTGGTGTTATTTACTCCAGTCGTATATCCGTAAGCATTCGTTATCGTTCCAGTGCTGGTATTGCTTACATACGAAGAAAATCCCGTACCATTAGTTATGATCCCAGTTGAGCTATTGGTAACATTAACATTTGAGCCAATCATTCCAGTAACATTTCCAGTGGAGTCATTAGAAACAAAGAAAGACATACCCTGAATAGCAGTAGCGGTAGCCGTATTTTGGTTTTGTACCTGCCCGAACATTCCCCTCACATTGCCAGTCAGGTTAGAACTCCCTGTAGGTCTGGCATACATTTTCGCACCCGAAACGTTGGCAGCCGAATCAGATGTCGGACCAAAATAGGCATGAACAGCAAAAGTGTTAATCGCACCGGAAACATCCACCGTATTGGTAAAAGTCTTAGATAGAATCAACCTTCTATAGGCATCTGTAGCAGCACCAATCCCCACGCTGTTATTTATCGTATCTATAGTAAAAACATTATTTTCGTCTTGGTCGTTGACAACAAAGGCGGTGAGGGTGTCGGTGGCGGGTTGGATAGTAAGACCGCCAGTCATGGTATCACCAGTTATATTGACATATCTTGCATCTAAAAATGGAGTAAATTCTAATTCCATTTCTTTCTTATCAATCAACAATACTTCTCCTGTAAGCAAATTACAAATTAACATAGTTATGCCCAATTACTAATTGTGTCAATATAATTATTTATATCACGTGTTATCGTTTTTGTATAGGTAGTTGCACCAATAAGACAAGCTATTGACGTAATATAACCTGAGTCGTTACGGGTTAAAACATAAGAAGCGTTGGATTTTGTTTCATCTGTTGGGATGGTTTCTTTGATTTTAGATACTTGTGAACCATCGATCTGATTAGCAGAGGTAGCCGCTCCTGTCGGCAATGAAAAGCCACCAGCTATTGCCGATGTTATTCCTCCCATAGCACGATAAAACTTCTCTCCATCTGATAATCTAACTGGAATAGCATCTCTTGCCCTTGTCGGAAGCTTAAATACCTGAAACACCAACTTACTCTTAATCTCATCAAGCTTTTTAACAATAGGAGTAAATATCTCATATAACCATAAAGGCTTGTTAATCCTTATGCTGTCTGGGTACTTAATTTCAGTCTTGGGAACTGATATATAGGGTACTTTAACATTGATGGGAGGCAGTTTTATCTCAGGAACAATTACCTTAACTTGTGGTGTTGGTACATTGACAATGGGAGTCTCTATTTTAAGTTCCTTTAATGCCGAGATTATGCTTGTAGCCGACTGAATAGAGACTATTTTGTTTTCAAGCGAAGACTTTACCAATAACTTGATTTTTGAGATTAGTTCATCATTAAAGTTCTCCTTCTTGTTCTTTTCCTGACTTGACAATTCATCTTGTATCTCATCAATCAATTCCATTAACTCATCGGAAGGAACTTCATCTGAGTCCTTCAATACATTGATTATCTGGTTTATCTCTTTACGAATTGACTTATCTACCATAGGGTTATTTCAACTTGCTACGGATAATCTTAAGCTTGTCGACTGTCTCTTTATTGGCACTGGGCTTTTTAGAGGCAACTTTTGGAGTCGGTGCGGCTAGTCGTGATGGAATATTAATTGGTGCTTGTAGCGGTACTGTTCCCATCTGAGTCATTAACTCCTGTTTCTGTTTCTCAACTTCCATTATAGTATTGATTTCCTCAGGTGTCAATCCGGCAAATTCAAGAAGTTTCCGTTGATAAACCTCAATCAGCTTAGGATTACCGGGAATATTGATGACAGCCGCATTTAACTTTTCAAGTGCCTGAGAGTCATTTGTCGCTTTCTCGTCCTGCGACCATACCTTAGTCGTATAACCTAACTCAGTCATCCAATCTTTAGGTGCTATCTCTCTTGTGAATATGTTGTCTGTGTTTCTGCCTTTTTTATGTATTTTGACTGCGTCCAATTTATCAGAGGCCGCCTCAATTAGTTTAAGAAATTTAGTCCCTCTTTCCTTCCACGCCGGAGTATAGAACTTGCTCATTCCCTTAATTCGCTCCTTTGCTTCACCAAGTGCTAACTCTACCTCGCCTAATGTAATTTGTTTTTCCTGTACCGAACCCTGTTGAGTAGTTGTTGCTCCTGTCGCCTTCTCAATCATACCCGTTACATAGGTCATCTCGTCCAGACTCTCGGATAAATCGGCTACAGGAAGTTGTTTGAATACATCATCAATCCTGCCACCTGGCGGGACTGGTACTCCATACATTCCCCAAGCCTTAGCGTCCCAAGTCTGCGGGACAAAACCTTCAATGCTGGAGTCATATAAATTCATGTTAAAGTTTCGGAGTGTTCTATTTTCTATAAGTTGCGAGAACCAAGCGTTAAGAACCTTATTTGGAGTTCTCACAATATCAGCTATCCCATCTGACCAGAAGTCTTGCTTGTCTATGTCATCAGCCCAAGTATTATATGGAAAGTGGTTCTGCCAATAATCGTCTTTCGTCTTGCCTATCACCTCATCAAGCGGTTTATTCATTAAAATATTGTAGTCATCCGCTTCAACAACAAGATGTAATACTTCTTTTTGATAGATAAAGTGCATGGAAAGTTCAATATATGTTTCGCCTAACACTGGACTATCAACATCAGAAAGTCCCAGATCAGCCATCTTTTCGTTCTTTTTATTTAACATTTCTTCATTACTTTTAGATTTCAGAAGTCCTTGATCTGAAGCATGCCATAATTTAAGGTCGGCAACTTTACTTTGATCATAATCTTTGTTTAGCTCAAGACTTGATAATGGAACGAAGATATGGGTATGAATTAAAAAACGTGAGCTATCAATGTCCGACGGATCCATATATCTATCAACTAAAATATCTTCCGGATCAATAATAGTCCATCTGATCATCCCATCAACTATCTGCCACTGATCGAATGACCGGCCATATAAAAATACCTGACGTTTATCCATTATGTCTTTAAGTTCTGCTTTGTTTAATTCAAGCACTTTCTTCCAGTATTCATTTTGAAACACCTCAGCTTGTTTGTCGTTATCTAGGTTTTCAAAATAAAGCACCGGCATATCATCTACGTCTTTAAGCAGTGTTCTTATTGTCTGTTTCATTAAAGGAAGATTGACCGAATGTCGTTGAGTAAGTCTATTGATAGTTACTTTATCACGATAAAGAGTGTAATTCTCAGTCCAGTCGTCTTGTCTACGTTTACGATAATTAAAGCCTGACTCTTTGTTTAGTCTTAATAGATCCAATAATGGATCAGTAGGTGTTAAATCTAACATAAATAAAGTTTAAATAAAATTAGTATTTTAATACAAGTGATTATAAAATCCCCTCCATATACGTTTTTATCCCTCCAAAATCAGTTTGAGGTCTACTGTAAATCTTTCTATTAAAACTATCCAACCCATAACGTATGGCATCCATAGAATTTGACCATTCATGGATTGTGTCATCGGGATCGTTAATTATTTTGCCGTCCTTATCGGTGATAAATATATAATTTCTGTAAGCCTTGATAGTCTTGATGCTTCGTTCAGTAATACTTATCTTTTGATTTTGAACATATTGAATACCTTGATAAACACTTCCCGATCCCTTTGTTGCCCCTATTATATTAACTCCATATCCTTTTATCTCATCAATCGACTTTGGTTCAGCACTATCACCTATCGCCAATGCTCTCGGTTGGTTAAGAAGTATGTCGGCAATCGTTTTATTAGATAGTCCTTTTTGATATGTAACTTCGTCCAAAATAAACCCATCGTTATAACGGTAAATAGCAACAATAACTGTGGGATCATTGGTATATCCAAAGTCTATCCCAAACCTCTCTAATCGGGCTTCGTGAGGAATATCTTTAACTATCTGCCAATTAGTGTATATCCTTCCTTCCAATACTCCAAGTTGTCCAAGCCCATATACTTGCCACCAGGCTTTGTTATTCCGATGGCTCTCAATCTCATCAACCGTTATCTTATCTAGTGCTTCATTATCAAGATATGTTAGGGTGATAAAGTCTAAGTCTTTTTGTCGAGTTAACATCATATCCTCGTAAAACCAAAATGAATTTGTTGGATTCCAGTCCAACCAAATAACCTCTTTAGTTCTGGTTATCAGCTGATCAACTATGTTATAGGCAAGAGCATTACATTCATTAACAAATAAAACATTCCGTCTCGGGCCGTGAGCTTTTGAGTAAGTATCAACTGACATAAACTGCAAGATATTACCAGTTTCAAATGTATATATTCCCGTTTTGTTCCATAAAGCATCATTCCAGTACTCCCTGTCTTTCATAATCACCTCAAAATCCCTCATCGTCCCATTTCTCAAATGAGGATAACTTTCGGAAACTACCGTTGCCAACTTATTTCTATTCTTTGGAGATTGACAGTAATCAATAAGCCAGATAATAATTGAGACAGTTTTAGATGCAGCAGTTCCACCGGCTACTGCCCTTATTCTTTTGGTAAGAGAGAATATCCTTTTAGTGGCTTGGGTATCTTTTATGTGAAATTCAGGTTGTTGATTTTCCATTATATATCGGACTTGGTAAAGGTTTGTCTCCAGATGTTTGATCAGTTCTTTCTTTCATTCCATGATTATTTTGGAGAAGTAATTTAACAATCGTTGCATTAACTTCTTTACCACCATATATGCCATCATTAATAAGTTGAACCGCTTGTGTTTGCATTAGCTTTTTCAAAGCACCGAAAAACTCTGGCCGAATTAAATTACCTTTTTCATCTTTCTTATTGGCCCAATTGTCTAAAGTATCATCGTCAACTTCAATAAATAATGCAAATCCTTGTTTTGTTGGTAAACTTGTTTGTTCTTTTCCTGTAGTTTCCAAATATTCTCTAACTTTATCTACAAAAATTGGATCATATTTTGTAGGTCTACCTCCAGCATGTTTAGTTTGTTCCATATATTTTTACCGTCTTTAATTTATAAAGGTTTGGTTTATATATTACGAAAATTAAATGCTCTTTCTACTTTCCAACCATATGTAATTATTCTTGATTGTAAAGTAGTATATTTTATCCCTAATTCTTCACTCCATTGTTTTAAATTTTTAGTTTTATTTTTATATTTAATTAAATGATTAGTTCTTTTATTATTTAAATTTTCTTTTTTTGTAATCCATCTACAATTATTTGGTTCATAATTCCCATTATTATTAATTCTATCTATCTCAAGATTTTCCTTATATCCCTCCCCCATATCTTTAAAGAAAAATTTAAAATTAGTCCATTTTTCATAAATCTTAATTCCACGACCTCCATAATTTTTATATCCCGTACCTTTTAAATTATTACATCTTTGAATCATTGACGCCCAAACTCTATATATTTTTGTTCTCCTAAGTCCATGTTTATAAATTAATTTATGAAATTTCTCTTTTCTTAAACAGCCACAACTTTTTGTATGACCTTTCTTTAATAATGTTATCGGTCTTTCAACAAAATTTCCGCAATCACATTTACATTTCCAAATTATATTCTTCCATTTGTCTCTGCCTACTATAGAAATTGGTATTAACCTACCAAATCGTATATTTTTTGCTATTAAAGTCATACCTCCTATTATACATTAAATATTTCGGATTAAAACATAAAACGTCCGGTTCTTTATCTCATTATACGCCTTCCTTATGTATTCTTTCTTCAATAAATAACTTAAAGCGTTAAGCGTGTTATAACTTTGCTCCCCGCACCCTTCCAAAAAATAGATAATTGCTTTTTGTGGTATAGTTGTTTTTTTGTTATCAGCCCACCTCTTCATAAATAGAAAAACAAAATGCTGGAGAGGGCTTAAATCATCCATTGAGTAAAAATATACACCTAAAATTTAAAAAAATCAATTGCTCTTGACAAATAAAAAAATAGTGCTAATAATTATAATAGCTCTTAATAACTCTTGGCTATCAACAATCATCAAGGTTGATAATCAAGCCATTGTGTAATTCTTTGGAGGGGTCAAAGAAAGCCTTTGTGGTGTAGGATAATTTACGCTTTTACATGATAATGAAGATTCACCGGCCATAGAGACTTTCTTTTTAGAAAATAGATATTACTATTGACTTATGAAAAAATAGCAAGTATATTTTAATTAGGGTAACGGCGAATAGTAGCTATAAATTTCTGCTTGAGTGAAGTCATTAACGGAGCTGGAGCAGAAGTTTGTAGAACGATAGTGTATAATTATTTATACAACGTCCTCCGAGGAGGAGGCAGACCTACGCCAAGAGGTCTAAAAATTAGATATAGAATTCGATAAGCAAAAGTCGTGAATTGTGTCTTGCCAAGTGTTAGCTTGGCGAAAGCTTATCGAAGCTTGGCAGGACATAGGACACGACTTTTTTTATGGATAAACCACTTTTCATATCAGAGGCAGATAAACAAAGAATACTTCATGTTCGAGAGCTACTTAAAAAGAACGCACCTATCGTATATCAGTTGTATAAAAGTTATAAGTTAAATAAAGAACATGAACGACTTGAAGTCCGAGAACAACAATCAATTAAGTGAGGAGTGGTATAAAGAGTTAGTGGAGGAGTGTAAAGCTATTATTGTTGAGAAAAACTATAATGCTAATTGTGAGTTTGTAGAGGCTAAATGGTTAATTGGACAAAGAATTACTACCGATCCAAACTTTATAAAGATACAAGGACAACATAATAAAAAATCTTTTTTACAACGTATATTCCTTGATCTTAGAATAGGTAAATCAGATGGATATTATTGTGTTCAATTTTACGAAAAACACCCGGAGGAAGACTTTTCCAACGTGTTGGAAAAGCTAAAAATAGGCAAAAACCTAAGTTGGCGAAAAATAATAGCCCTTTTACCGGAACATATTGAAGATCCAATAATAATATCAGATGAGTTAAAAGCTAATTTTAAGGATAAGGTTATACAAGGTGATTGTTTGATTGAGTTAAAAAGGATACCGGATAAGAGTATTGATATGATCTATGTTGATCCACCTTACAATATGGATAAAGGTGATTGGGACAAATTTGATCCAGTTGACTTCCTACATTTCACAGATTCTTGGATAAAAGAGTGTATAAGAGTATTAAAACCACAATCACACTTTTTTATAAATTTTTGTTCGGATAAAGTATCATGGTTGGAAGACTTAATCATGACTAATTTTAACGGAATGCTTCCTTATTCACGACTTATATGGCATTATCGTAACGCCGGAGGAAAATCAAGCGGTAAACAAATGTTTAGCAAAACTTATGAGCCTATCCTCCACTACAATTTTGGTAATAAAGAGCTTAATTTTGGTCTTGATTGGAATGACGAGAGGTTTGATGTATGGACAATAGCAATACCGCAATCAAATTTTGAGGAAGGACACGACCACCCAACACAAAAACCGATTGAGTTAATGGATAGATTAATAAGATTTGGCTCATTTGAGGGTGAGAAAGTGCTTGATCCAATGGCCGGATCAGGGACGACTGGTATTGCCGCCTTAAAAAATAATCGTGATTTTATGTTAATAGAAAAAGATACTAATTATATTAATCTTATTCATAAACGATTAAATGACATACGATAA